ATTAGACCTAGCAGGATGGACCGCAACTCAAGGTAACCGTTCTTCAATTTCTTCAGATGTTGTTACTACCGACCAAATGGGTGGTTCAATCAAGAAAGCACAAGTTGGACACGTTATTATTTCTGTTGCTAAGTCATTACAACAAAAAGAAATGAATTTGGCTACAATTGCGATAACAAAGTCACGTATCGGTAAAGATGGTATTGTATTCGAAAACTGTAAATTCGACAATGAACTACTTGAAATTGATACTGAACAAAGTGTTACGTTCTTGGGATTAGAAGAACAGAAGGAAGAAAAGAATCGTTTGAGAATCAAGCAATTACTTGACAAACGAAAACAAGAAAATCAAATTTAAAATAAAATTAAGAATATGGATAATTTAAACATTATAGAAGAAAAAGACGCTCGTTTTGTAATTAAAAGACGAGGAGAAAAAGTTTTATTTCAAGAAGAAAAAATAAAAAGCGCGGTTGTAAAAGCTATGAAAAGCATCAATATGGTTGATGAAGAAATGGCTGAAAAAATCGCAAGATTAACAAGAAAAAGTTTATTTAGAGATGATAAAGACCGTGTACCTCATGTGGATGAAATTCACGAAACGGTTGAGAACAAGTTAATGGATAATGGACTTAATGATGTTGCAAGAGAGTACATCATCTATCGTTCAACACACACACCAAATATCTTCTCAAAGAGAGTAAACCTAAAACCTTATGAGTACCCTGAGTTAGTTGAATATGTTGACGCAATTCGACATTCTTATTGGGTTCATACCGAGTTTAATTTCACATCAGACATTCAAGATTTTAAAGTACACTTGAGTGATGCTGAAAGAACTGCAGTACAACGAGCAATGTTGGCTATTTCACAAATTGAAATAGCTGTTAAAACATTTTGGGGTGACATTTACAAGAGAATGCCAAAACCTGAAATTGGAAATGTTGGTGCTACTTTCGCAGAGTCAGAAGTTAGACACGCAGATGCTTATTCTAACCTAATTCAAGTACTTGGTTTGAATAGTGAGTTTGAAAGTTTACTTCAGGTCCCTGCCGTCAGAAGAAGAATTAAATATTTAGAGAAATCTTTAGTTAGTTCAAAGTCAGTTGAAAATCGTGAGTATTTTGAGTCAGTAGTATTGTTCTCTATGTTTGTTGAGAACGTATCTTTGTTCTCTCAGTTTTTGGTTATTATGTCATTCAATAAACATAAGAATATGTTGAAAGGTATGAGTAACGCAGTTGAAGCAACTTCAAAAGAAGAGAACATTCACGCTGAGTTCGGGTTTGATTTGGTTAACCTTATTAAGAAAGAAAACCCAACATGGTGGACACCTGAATTAGTTGAAGATTTGATTGATGCAACTATGGAAGCGTTTAGTGCTGAGTCAGATATTATCGATTGGATTTTTGAAGAAGGTGACCTTGAATTTTTGACTAAAGCTCAAACTTTAGAGTTTATTAAACACCGTTTTAATGTATCTTTAAACTCTATTGGAATTGATAACATTTTCCACGTTGACCAAAAATTATTGGAAACAACAGAATGGTTTGACGATGAAATCTTAACAACAAAACACACAGATTTCTTCAATAAGAGAAGTATCAATTACAGTAAGAAGAGTAAGTCAATCACAATGAATGATTTGTTTTAAAAAAAAATAATATAATTAAATTAATATGAATAATAGAGAAGCTTTTGATTGGATTAATGAAGAGTCAATTACGTTCCTTCGTAGAGGATATTTGAGTGAAGGAGAAGAACCACTAGATAGAATTAAAACTATAGCAGAACATGCTGAAAAATTGTTAGGTATGGAAGGTTTTGCTGATAAGTTTTATGACTATATGGGTAGAGGATGGTATTCACTGTCATCACCTGTATGGGCTAATTTTGGTAAAAAGAGAGGTTTACCTGTGAGTTGTTTTGGTTCTAACATTGGAGACAACATTGAATCAATTTTGTATACTCAAGCTGAAGTAGGTGAGATGAGTAAAATGGGTGGTGGTACCTCAGGTTTCTTTGGAAACATTAGAGGTAGAGGTGCGACTATCACAGACAATGGACACGCTCCCGGTTCGGTACACTTTATGAACTTGTTCCAAAGTGTTGTTGACAATATTTCACAAGGGTCTACACGTAGAGGTAGATTTTCACCTTACCTTCCCGTAGAACATCCTGATATTATGGAGTTTTTGGAAATTGGTACTGAAGGTGCACCTATTCAAGATTTGACTCACGCAGTTACTGTAACTGACGAGTTCATGAATGAAATGATTGAGGGTGATAAAGAAAAGAGAGCAATATGGGCTAAAGTGATTCAACGTAGAGGTGAGATTGGATATCCATATATCATGTTTACCGACACAATGAATAAAAAGGCACCTGAAGTGTATCGTGATAAAGATATGAAAATTTATAACTCAAATCTTTGTTCTGAAATAGCACTTCACAACTCTGAAGAGGAGTCATTTGTTTGTGTACTTTCATCTATGAATTTACTTCACTATGATGAGTGGAAAGACACTGACGCGGTTGAACTTATGGTTTATTTCTTAGACGCGGTTGTAAGTGAATTTATCACAAAGATTGAAGACATCCGTGATAACGGAACAATCGAAGGTAAAAGAGCATTTTTCTATTTAGAAAAATCATACAACTTCGCAGTTAGACAAAGAGCATTAGGTTTAGGTGTTTTGGGATGGCACTCACTTCTTCAATCAAAAGGATTACCATTTGATAGTAGAGATACTGCAAGATTAAATGTTGAGGTATTTAAATTGATTAAAGATAAATCATACAAAGCATCAGCTGAGTTGGCTAAAATTTTTGGTGAACCAGAAACGCTTGTTGGTTATGGTAGACGAAATGTTACTTTGAATGCTATTGCTCCTACAACATCTTCAGCATTTATTTTGGGTCAGGTTTCACAATCTATCGAACCAATTTGGTCTAACTGTTATGTTAAAGACGTGGCTAAGTTAAAAGTTACAATTAAGAATCCGGTATTAAAGAAGTTGTTGAGTGAATTGAAGAAAGATAACAAAACAACTTGGGATAGTATTAAGAAACATGACGGTTCAGTACAACATTTGGATTTCTTAACGGACGAACAAAAAGAGGTATTTAGAACATTTGCTGAGGTTAACCAAGCTTCAATTATTAACCAAGCAGCAATCAGACAGGATTATATTGACCAAGCTCAATCATTAAATCTTATGATTTCACCTGACATGCCAACTAAGGATGTTAACAAACTTCTTATAGACGCATGGCAATTAGGTGTTAAGACATTATACTATCAACACTCGATGAATTCGGCTCAAGCATTTGCTAGAAAAAAGTTAAACTTGAACGACCTTCAGTGTGTGGCTTGTGAAGGATAATTGTTAAAAATAACATTTTATTGAAATAAAGAGGACTTCGGTCCTCTTTTTTTTATAATTTATTGTAGTAATATATTTATGAGTAATGGCAGATGGTTTTACATATGGTATAAACTTCCCTTTTAGAGATAGTTTACAGGGTAAGTACTTATCACTTTCACAGAGTAGTGTTGAAGAGATAAGAACTGACCTTTTGCATTTAATATTAACTAGAAAAGGTAGTAGGTATTATTTACCTGACTTTGGTACTAGAATATATGAATTTATATTTGAACCAATGGACGGACCAACATTTGAGGCAATAAAGTCAGATATAAGAGAAGCGGTTGATAAGTATATTCCAAACTTAACAATCAAAGATATAACATTAACACCATACTTGGATGATTTAGATGCTCAAGGAGAATTAAATTATGAAAAATTAGGTGGTGCTGTTTATAGAATACCTGGAAAAGGTACGGAAGAATATACCGCTAAATTAAGAATAGATTATTCGGTTGACGATAAAGCATTTGAGACCAGAGATTTCGTAATTATCAATATTTAATAGTAATGGCAAATAATAGAATATCATATACTGAAAGAGATTTTGAAGGTTTAAGACAAGACCTAATAAATTATACAAGACAATATTACCCTGAACTCATTGATAACTTTAATGATGCATCAGTATTTTCTGTATTTTTAGATTTAAACGCAGCCATTGGTGATAACTTACACTATCACATGGACCGTAGTATTCAAGAAACGGTTTTACAATATGCTCAACAACGTTCATCTGTATATAACATTGCAAGAACATATGGATTAAAGATTCCCGGATATAGACCATCAGTGGCTATGGTTGATTTTTCTATTACAGTTCCCGCTTATGGTGATAAAGAAGATGCAAGATATTTGGGTATCCTAAGAGCTGGTTCTCAAGTAGTTGGTGGGGGTCAGACATTTGAAAATGTATATGACATTGACTTTGCATCACAATACAACCAAAACGGATTCCCTAATAGAATTAAAATTCCAAACTTTGATGCAAATAACAAACTTATAAATTACACGATTACTAAAAGAGAAACGGTAGTTAATGGTATTACTAAAGTTTTTAAACAAATTATTAATCCAAATGATGTAATTCCTTTCTATGAAATCTTTTTACCTGAAAGAAATGTTTTAGGTATTACATCTGTTATACAGAAAGATGGTACAAACTATCAAGCAACACCAACATATAATGAATTTATTAGTTCACCAAACAAATGGTACGAAGTGGATGCTTTAGCCGAATCAAAAGTTTTTATCGAAGACCCAACAAAACCTGCGGATTCAACAGGAGTTAAAGTTGGTCGATGGTTAGAAACAGACACTAGATTTATTTCAGAATACACTCCTGAGGGATTTTTAAAATTAACGTTTGGTGGTGGTACAACTACACCTGACCAACAATTGGCTCAATTTGCTCAGACAGGTATTCCTATGAGAATACAAGATTACCAAAATAATATAGGTTTAGGTTTAACTGTTAGAGCAAACACAACTTTATTTATTCAATATAGAATTGGAGGAGGTACGGCATCAAATATTGGTGTTAATGCTATTAACCAATTAGGTACAGTTAACTTCTCAGTAAATGGTCCTTCAGATAATATAAACCAAACAGTTATAAATTCACTTACGGTAAATAACGTTACAGCGGCTGTTGGTGGGGCAAATCAACCAACAACTGAGGAAGTGAGAAACATGGTAGGTTTTAACTTCGCGGCACAAAAGAGGGCTGTTACAGTAAATGACTATCAATCATTAATAAGTTTAATGCCAGGAAAATTTGGAGCACCTGCTAAAGTCAGTGTTACTGAAAATAACAATAAGATTTATGTACAAATGTTATCATATGATTCTAATGGTCAATTAACACAAGTTGTATCGAACACTTTAAAAAATAATGTCGCAACATACTTGTCTAACTACAGAATGATTAATGATTATGTAGAAATAGGAAGTGCACAAGTTATTGATTTAGAATTTGACTTGTCAGTTGTATTTGATTCAACACAAAATCAGGGTCAGGTTATTACTGAAATAGTTAATCAGTTATCACAATATATGAGTTCATTAAATCGTGAAATGGGTCAAAATGTTAACGTATCTGAAATTAGAAGAATAATACAAAATATATCAGGAGTAATATCACTTTCAGATATTTCAATCTTTAATAAAACTGGTGGAGAATATTCATCTTCACAAACGTCACAAAGATACTCAAACGCTGCAACTAAACAGATAGAACTTATTGATGACACTATCTTTGCTGAGCCAAATCAAATTTATCAAATAAGGTTCCCTAATAAAGATATTAAAGTTAGGGTTAAAGATTTTAAATCTGTCTCTTTCTCATAAGACAGTTTACATCCACCAATCAAGTTTTATTTTTAAAAATGGATAAATAAGTATTTATCTTAAAAGTAAAATATGCCCAAGTCGTATAGAATTAGAACACAACCTGGTGTCGATAAAAATATTAGAGTTGAGATAAATCAAGATTTTGATTTTTTAGAGATACTGTCTTTAAAATTAAGACAGGAAGATGTCTATACAAGATTCTGTGCTGATTATGGTGTGGTTGTAGGTAGAGTTATTACCAATGGTGGGTATGGTATTCCAAATGCTAAAATTTCAGTATTTGTACCTTTAGACAGTGTGGATGAAAATGACCCAATAATTTCAACATTATATCCATATAGAAATTTAGGTCAAAAGAATGAAGATGGTTATAGATATAATCTTTTGCCTTATGAACAATCATATCAAGGACACACACCAACAGGAACATTCCCAACTGAGGATGATATCTTAACAAGACAAGAAGTTTTAGAGGTATATGAAAAATACTACAAATATACGGTAAAAACAAACGAGTCAGGTGACTTTATGATTATTGGTGTTCCTCTTGGAATGCAAAAAGTAGTAATGGACCTTGACCTTTCAGATATGGGTTGTTTCTCATTAAGACCATCCGATTTAATTAGAATGGGTCTTGCTAGTGAAACTCAAGTGGCAGGTCAGGAGTTTAGAGCGTCAACTGACTTATTTACACTACCTCAAATTGTTAATGGTATTAAAGATGCTGACGTTGCATCATTTTGGGGGCAAGAAGACCTTTGTACTATAGGAATCACAAGAGTTGATTTTGACTTAAGAGATTACGGAATTTCAATTCAACCACACGCGGTTTTCATGGGTTCTCTTTTTTCAACTCCTGATGAAGATTCAATTAGAGAAGGTTGTGGTTTAAAAAATGAATATGGTAGATTATGTCAGTTAACAACAGGACCGGGTCAAATCTTAAGTATTAGACAAACAATTGGTGTTGATGCTGATGGTAGACCTGTACTTGAAGAATATAAACTTGAAAATGGTGGAAATGTTATTGATAGTGACGGTGCTTGGTTAATTGAATTACCAATGAATTTAGATTATGTTGTTACAAATGAATTTGGTGAACAAGTATTATCTAATGACCCATCTGTTGGTGTTCCAACAAGTTCAAAATATCGTTTTAAAATAAAATGGCAAAACGAAGGAGGTCTTCAAAATGAAGTTCAAAGGGCTAATTACTTAGTACCAAATATTAAAGAATATTATGGGTCTGGTATAGATACAAATGCCTCTTATGCATTCTCACTCGATTGGAATGACTACGGTGATAAATTATTTAATTCGCAAACTTTATCTGCTGTTGGTAAAATTATGGTTGACGAGGCGATAAATTGTGAAGACCGTTTTTATGAATTTCATTATAATAAAGTTTATACTATTTCATCACATGTTGACCGATTTAAATTTGGTTTTGGTGATAAAAAACACATTGGTATAAAAAACATTGATGATTCAATATGTAAAAATAGTACTAATAAGTTTCCTGTTAATGACGGTGAGCAAAATTCAGGTGGTATATTCCTACTTGATGTTATAATGTTTATAATAAGGGCAATCTCAATACCTTTATTGATTGTCTTACATGCGGTTTTTCTTAGTATGACTATTATAATATCCATTTTAAATGCGATATTTTCAGTATTAAGATGGTTCGGTCTTGACTCACCACTATTTCAACCAATCGCAATGCCTACATTTAACTTACCAATGATATCATATCCTGATTGTGAAAATTGTAATTGTAGTGAATCGTATAATGTACCACCAAATTCAGGGGTTCAACAAGCAGGTGCTAATTTATCTGTTTTAGGTAATATAAGTGATAGAGGATATTTTTCTAATTATGCTCCAACAAACGATGAAGATTTTAATAAAAAATTAAGATGGTTATTATCTGGAAATGAACTTGCTAATAATGAATTAGAAAGAGTGCCATATTTTAATTATGGTTCAGGAGATTGGGGAGCAGCAAAAACACCTAATTTGGCACAAAAAGTAAATTTAGCCAACCAAAGACAGAGATATTTTAGAACTCAACAATTTCAGTATTATATGGGACTGGGTAGTAGTCAGGGTGAGGCAAATATCATTCGAACTACCGTTAAAAATACAATTCCAAATACAACAACCGTTCAATATTCGGACCCATTATATGATAATGTAATGATATTGTTATGTGACCCAGGAACTTTACAATCGTATGGTGTTGGTAGTATAATTACGTTCAGTGATGTAAGTAAACTAGATGACCCAAACATTACAGGTAATACTATAAATCAGTTTTCTAATAATGCAACTACAGGTACTAGTCAATATAATAGTTCTGCCTTAATTAACGTACCTGTAACTAATATTAAACCTAATGGGTCTGTTGTAACCGCGAATGTAAAAATATTATCTAATGAAAGTTCTGAAAAATATTTTAATTTTAAAACAGGTGTTGAATATTTTCAGATTATTACTGGTTCTACAATTAATAGTTGGAAAACAATTATTGGTGGTTCTTCTGTAAGTTTATTAAAAAATCATACTTACGGATACCAACAACAGTTAGAGTACAACAAAGGAACTATAAGTAATACTCAGGTTACTGTAACACCAATGGAACAAGTTCCTGACTACTTAGAATATGAAATTATTTTATTAACAAGAGGTGTTGACCCATTTACACAAAGACAAAATATTGAATATGATTTATCTCCATTATTTGGTAGACAATTTGGTAATATTAAAGTGGAGGGTTCTTATTACTTAAACATCCCGATGCAACAGACATCACCATCCTCAACATCTACAAACACATGGAGAACATCTTGGTTAACACCTGAAAGTCATAATATTGCAGATAATAACAATACAGTTTTATTCCACCCTTCTTTTACATTTACACCATCACCATCTAAATTTATTCCTTTTTATAGTAAGGAATTACTCAGATATTCTAGATTAGATAAGAGTAGTCAGTATTTCACTGCTTTACCAAATGACCAACCTGAATATCCAAAAACATATACTTTAAATGGATTTACACAAGAGAGTTGGGATAGACCTAATGGTACTAACTATCTAACTCAACAAGGATTTATTGAGGGAGCGGCATTACAATCCTTAAATGGTATTGCTAAAAATAAAAAGGGTAGAATATATAGTCCTGTTTATTATAATGGAACAACAGTATATAACGGTTCAAATGGTATACAATTATCAAATAGCTATAGAATAATCTTTAGAAGTGATAGATTACCAACATCCGACCAAGTAGAAAATTTTAGAAATTCTAGTTACTTATTACATCAAAACCAAAAATTTGCGATGTATGCTTTAAGTGATGTAGGTGATATAACTTATCAACCACAAGTGGATTTTGGTACAAACAATACTACAACTTCACAAGATTTTACAGGACAAACCACGAGTCAGTTTAATAATGTAATAACATCTATGTCTTGTAATGGTATGGTAAGATTAAGTGCGTATCAGGGTTATGGTAAAAATTTAACTATCAATGAGAACGAGAATGAAGATTTTCGTAATCAAAAACACGTTGTAGACGGATGTTACCGATTAGTTAAAACTCCGTTTATAAGTTTAGTTGATGATATTTCTTTATTCTTGGAGTGGTATTCAAGATATAGAATGATGGCGGCAATTTGTAATGGTGCACTTGCTCAAATGTTCCAAAACAATTGGGTAAATGGTACTTTGTATATGCCATCATTTGATAAAGGTGCGGTGTTTGACACTAATAATGAAGTTAGTCATTACACATACTGTGGAAACCCTGAAAATTTATTAACTGGTGGGGCGGGACCAATACATTTTAATACTGAATCAAACAATTTTTACTATAAGTCAACAAGATTTGATAATAACAGTGATAGATTTGTCGGACAAGAAAAATATAAATTCCCAATCATTAATTTATCATACCCTGCGGTTAATGATAGAAATCTATGGTTCCCAACTACAATTATGGATTTAGGTCCAAGAGACCAATTTACAAAACAAATTTGTTTTGACCCTAATTTTGAAGGTTATTTAGTGGATACATTAAAAACGACATCATATAGTGATACTAGCGATATTGTTAATATGTTTATTTTATCTAGATTATCAAATTCGACTTGGTTAGGTAGGTTATTTAATGCGGGTAATTCATCAATCAATGCATTATTTAGTAGAGATGGTGATAGGGTTGACGGTGACGTTGCTCAATTATTTAGTATTAATTCTGAGTTTGGTGTTGTACCATTTTTAGGTACAAATTATAGTGATGATAAATTATATGTTGGTCAAGATAGTAAATCTGATGGTCCTGTTTTAGGTATTTTCTTTGATAGTAATAGAGAACTTAGACAATTACTATCACCAGGAAAAACACCATATACGGTGTTTGGATATCCTAAAACACAGGTAGTACCATTTTATAGATGGCAAGTTGAGTCAACAACAAGTATATTTGGTAATGAAGATAATAATTGGCTCACTGGTACGCCAATAGTTTCATCAAAGTATCAAAAATTAGATTTCGATAATTCACCATATTTTAAAGTAACTAACGGTCAAAATTTAGGTTACATCTATAATAGAGGACCTAATGGAAATCCTTTGGAAAGTTGGCCAGGATTACAAGACATTTATTTCTTAGAAGGTGCACCATACCATTTTTATTTTGGATTAAAAAGAGGTAAATCGGCCATGAATAGATTTATTACTAAGTATATTATATAATGGGTAATCAAAATGAAATAATTTACATACCTGGTTCAAAAAGGTTTAAGGGTAATTCGGATAAAGATATGCTTATTCAAGTACCTTTTAAATCTACGCAATTAAACTATACTCAAGGAGATAGGACGGTTTTATTAAATTTAGCTCAAAGATTTGATGATGAGAGACAACAAAGTAATAGAATTAGAGTTTCGGGTAAAATTACAAATATTATAAATAATAGTATTAGTGGTCGTACAAATTATAATCCTTTTAAAAATGAATTATATTATTTAGACCCCGAAAGTTCAGTAATAAATAATGTTTGGCAGGGATACCCACAGTATAAAGAATTTACATTTGTAAGAGAACAAGGTATTTCAGGACATACTACTTTTGTCCCAAAAAGTGCGTCATCGTATAATTGGAGTGTTTATCTTTCATATCCGTATAGTAGTGATACAACACAGAGAATTTCTTATACTAATTCAAGGTTTAATGTTGCGGTTCCTGAATCTGTTGTTTCAGATGGTATTCCTTTTGTTATTCAACAAAGAAATGTTAATGGTAAACCATTAATTACTTTTTATTGTGCTATGAACCATAATCTTTCTATTGGTGAATATGTGCAATTAAATTTTTCTGTAAATGGAAAAGACAAATTTGCGGTTTTCTCTCTTGGAGATGATTACCACAATTCTGAATTTAGAGTATTTTCAATTTACGATGTTGGATATAATTCAACCAATTTTTTGTCTGATAGTACGGGAACATTTAAAAGAATTATTGATTTAAAAAATAGTGGTGAAACAACATCCAAATATTATGTTAGATTACATAAGATACTGACAGATGCTGATGATTTAGATTTAGTTAAGGGTGGCTTTGAAAATACATCTTTTACAACTAGAAGGAAATTAGAATATAGTGGATTAACACCGAACAAAGTTGAAAGAATTTCATATAAACAAGGAAACCAAGTTTTTACTTACTCATTTGATAAGGATATTGATATTACAGGTTTAGTTGATAATAATTTAAAACCTCTAACTAATCTATTTGTGACAATATTAAATAAAGGTTATATGGGTTGGTTTAATAAACCATATAATCCAAGTACAAATAATAGTGCAATTGATATTGGTTGGGAATTTAATTTTGATTCAGTAAATGAAGATACTTGGTGGTCTCACGATTCTTTAAAAAATAAAGATAATATACCTGTCGATAGTTATACCATCGGTAGTGATACATTTTACTACAACAAAGATTTAAAAATTGGTGATGTTATTAAGGGAGATATATGTGAGTGGAATGATTACGAACAAAAGGAAACTGTATTATCCCCAATTAATCACAAATATAGTTTTAATCCATTATTATTCCAAGATAATAGTTCATTAACATTACCATCGGGATATTGTTATAAACCTCATTATGATGTACCAATAAAGATGTTTTCAGATTATGTTGAAACAGGGAATAAGAATGAGGTTGATGGTATACCTACCTATTCTTTTTATTCTCAGAATGATAGAGAATGGAGATGGAGAGATTTGTACCCATATGGTTATATAGACAGTGATGGTATTGGGGTGGATAGTCCTTTTATTAATAACTCACATTATCCATTTAGACAAATATTGTTTTTACAAACACCTGTACTAAGAAACACCGAAGGTATTTATTACCAAGATATAAACCAAGCAATAATTGATAACTGTGAATAATAATTATCGTATAACATTATCACCAACAACACAACAAATCAATATACCCATTGTTTTAGAATTTGACAATTTAGGTAAAGAACAAGGATTTGTTGAGTATGAAGATTATGCGATAAATCAAGTAATTAATCCTGTACAAGATTTTGAAGTTACAAGATTTCCACATTCATTTTGGGATGGGTCTGATGTTAAAACCGATATTAATTATACATTTTATTTTTATGATAATAATTCAATTAATGTTACGGGTACTACCAACTGTAACCTATGGACTAATTCATATCAAAATGAAGGATTTACTCCTGATGAAATATACTACTTTGCAAACTCCTTTAAAAACAGTTTTTTCAAGTTAGATTTTTATGATACAAAAAGTAGTGAAAGTCAAAAAAATTATTTTACCGTTGTAATTCCAACACAACAAGGTCTTACTGAAACAGCTCAATTAGGTGTAACAAACAAACCGACAACTGTTAATATAAAGAAACCTGAATATGTTTTAGATTATATTGGTGATAAAGAAGGATTTTTCATGTATTGGTTAAAGAATACCGATTATTTGGATATTTCTGAATTTTACATGAGTGCCAAATTTTATAATGGAAAAACTGGTGAATTTGTTAGAATGATGAACGAATGTCAGGGTACTATGCCTGATAAATTCAATTTTAATAAGGACAACAAGTTTTATTATAAGTGTATTTTGGACTACCAAAATTACGAATATAAAATTTACTACGAAGACCCTCAGGGTAATTTAACGAGGGTAGGGACCACAACACCCATAAAATGGTATGAATATGTTAACCCATAATGGAAACTCAAGAATATTATATTAGAATATCACCTGAAGTATTAAGTACTGATATTGTTCAAGAAACATTCAGTGGAAATACTTTTGGAGTTTATTCAGGAATGTCCGAAATACTAAGTGGTGGTACGGGGGGTACTAGTTTACTGACTGGTCTTACTATACCTATTTTGTTTACAGAAACCTTTAATGATATGGGTTACTTTAGTCCATTTGACGGGTTAATGTTACAATATGATGCAATTACTAATTTTTTGTATTCTGCAACTACAGCCAACAAATATAATATAACTGTTTATAATACTTCTGAACAATTTATAGGATTAAATCAATTTTCGTCATATCAAATTGATTGGGGAGACGGTTCTAATATTGAGTCCTTCTCATTATCAAGTATAACACACAATTATAATACAAACCCTTCTAATTATTATATTAAATTAACCCAAACAAACCCGTGGGGTGTGGTAAACATCACAAAACCAATTAGTTTACCTATTACAGGTGTTACTGTAAATAATTTAGATGGTGAGATAACTTTCTCATCTGATAGTGGTAATTGGACAGGAACATCATCAACGTATAAATTTTTATTTAGTGGGGATTCAGAAAATACTGTTGAAGCTCAAGTAACCTCGGCAAATATGACGGTTCCTTATTTGGTTACAGGATTTACAAAATCTAAATTAACTGATTTAAAAACATATGGAAAAAATCCGTATGACCCTTCAGTTATAATTTATCAAGATGGTCAACAATATGGTAGAGTCCTTACAATAGGTGTTGATTATACATCGTATACAATTAATGATATAACCTACTATGATTACAATAATGGTAGAACTTTATTTTTATTTAATTCTTCAGGTTTTACTGCAAATGACTTAATTGCGGTACCACTTACAAAAGAAGAAAATTTATTAGACGTTGCAATGCAACCAGAAATACAATCACAAATATTTATTGAAAGAGGTAAGAATTCAGCATATGAAGGACTACAGAGGCTTGGAGAAGTCGATAATCTTGGAGACCTTGTCCGTTATGGATATGGTTTCTACAACATAAACGAATAAAAAAAATGGCGTTAGGAACATACGGAACAACAAGACCAGCAGACATGTCTCCTGAAGATTGGAAATTATCCTTAATTACACACCCTCAAGAGACGTAACCGAGAATTTTATTTTAAAGAAATTAGATGCTGCCAGTATCCTCAAACCATATTTCCACAATAACCAAACAGGTGGAAATGCTGGCGTAGAGATATTAGGTGGTTTGTACAATTTAAAACTACCCGCATCAGAATTTAATCAACTAGGAATATATACATTATTTATTAGACCTGCAGAAATTAGAACAACCATCACGGATTGTGGTGTTTTATCATCATTACCAAATGTTAAAGGTATTATAATAGATTTGAATAATGTTCCACAAAATTACAGAAACCGTTTCGTAAACCAGGGTCTTGTAGGTTTTCGAGTTGAATATTTAAACTCTGACGGTACGAAAATTCCTAACTTTTATAGAATTATTACATCATCATTCTTTTGTGAGCCAGTTGTGACAAACTTAGTTAATACATCACAAAAAGCAATTCGTTATAGATATGTTGACAGTGGTAGTGATTTATTATTCTGTACAGTTTCTCCAACCAGTGCACCGACAAACAAACCATCGGCAACACCATACATCGGTCAACCAAATCAAAATATCATTGTAACAAATACATTTTTTAATCCAATGACTCTTGATATTCAAGTGGCTAATTATGATGTGGATACTCTTGGAATTGCTCTTTACGGTAACCAAACTAAGAGTATTGAGGATGGTATCTACACAATCTACGACACTCAAAATAATATCTACAAACAATACAACTTGTTTGAGGTTAGAGATGAGTTTAACAACTTATTGTTTGAGGTTCGTCAAGATAGAGGTGATAATATTGATTTCAGTAAAAACTTCACAAACATAGTTAGTTAATGGCGAGTAATAAGTACAGATATCCTCCTGCTCCTGGAAATGGTAGTGGAACTTTCTCTGACAACATTGTAGGTTTACAAACTGTTGATGGGGGAGGTCTGACTCAAGGCAACTTTGAGTTTACAACATCTGTTGTTGAGAAAGTTAATAGAAGTTTCAACACAGGTGTTTTTTCACAACCAATTAACTTAGAAGATTTACAGGTTGGTAACTTATTAGAATCTCGTACACTTATTGCAAAAAATTATAGAGTTTATCCAAACTATGATATAAGTCAAATAACAAACTTTACTCTTTATGGTTCATTACAAAAGAGATTTAGTGCATCAATTACAAAAATAATTAATTTCTTTCCCGCATCTATTGATGTAGATAGATTGTATTATGATTATACAACAGGAAACACTGCATATAATATTTCATATGATACTCAAGAAAACTTAACAACATTAACCATTGATGTAACAAGGTTTAAAAACCCATTTGACATTGACTATTCTGAAAATGCTACAAGAAATATTTCTGTTAG